AGTCTTTGATGCGTTGTCTGAGTGTTGCTGAGTTTCGTATGCCGAGATACGCCATCACTTCCTTGCGTCCGCTGATGGTGCGATGCTGTGGCTCTTGTCGATGCCTCAGCTCTTCTCTGAGTGCCTCAGCTCCCTCTCGCATAGCATTCATGATGAGCTGCCGTAGATCCTCGGGGCTCATCTGAATGGTGACGGGGGTGTAGGTCTGTGTGGTTGGCATATCAGAATGGTGTCTTATTGATCTCTATTGTCATGTCAGGTGCTGCTATCATCGTGGGCAGCCCCGTAGCCTCTTCGATTGATTGGCGGCAACGCTCTGCATTGGTGTTGCCTGCGGAGAGGTGTATGAGCAGTATCTGTCGTGAGGTGGTCAGGTCATTTGCCCGGAGCGTCCGTAAGCAAGTGCCGTAACTCATGTGCGATCTTGTCGTGCGGTGGTACTGCGCTGGATGGATAGCTCCTGCTGCGAGTCGATCCTTGATGAGGTCCTCGCTGTAGTTGCATTCGATGAGCCAGTGCGTCACCTTGGGGAAGCGGTATTTAAGTAGGTATGAGTCGGTGAGGAATAGCAGCCTACCCATTTCTTCGTGCTCGATAAGGAAGCCCAGGGGCTCCTCTGCGTCGTGCTCTACGTCGAAGGGAAGGACCGAGAAGCTACCGATCTTCACTGCTCGCTTGCTCGTCAGTATTCGGAGCATGGGGTCGTCACCGAGCTGTAAAGCGTCGGCCGTCCCCTTGGAGCAGTAAAGCGGTACTCTTCGGCTGGTGACCCAGCGGGCCTCGCGGGCATGGTCTCCGTGCTCGTGCGAGAGGAGGCAACCCGCGAGGTGCTGTAGGTCAAAGTCCAGGGACTGGAGTAGCTGCTGCTTCTTGACTCCGCATTCGATGAGGAGCGTTTCCCCTGACGACGTACGAAGTATGTAGGCATTGCCTGCGCTACTCGATCCGAGGACTGAGAGAGTCATATTAGAATGGTGCTTCTACTTGTGCTGCCTTGGGATTGCCTTCTGCCTTTTCTTCGGCAGCTGGTGGCGTGGTAGGCGTTGCCGTGGGTGGCTCGTAGATCTCGCCCGTCTCTCCGTCGAAGTCGAGTGGCTCGCTTGCGGTCTTACTCTCGATCTCGTGAGCGACTTTGTTTGTCACATCCTCCACAGAGGTGTATTCATCGCGGTCTACGTAGTGTGCTTCGCCTCGCTCATCGATGACAGCTTGGTCGCTCTTGATAGCGTTCTGCATCTCTACCGAGAGTGGAGCGTACTTACTTAGCAGGAGCTTCAGTACGGTCTTCTTCGCCATAGCGTCAAAGTCCGTTGTCCACTTGCTGGAGGACTTTACCCAAGCCTTCGTACTCTTGTAGGTCTCGGAGTATCGGAGGGCGTGGGCTTCGACTTCGTCACGTGTCATATATAGGCACTTCGAGAAGCCGTTGGTCAGGCGGAAGTAAGCGACGTAGCCTATGATGGGTAGCGTCTCTCGGTTGGGCTTGGCTACGAAGCGGGTCTCCCCTGTGAGGAGGTCGAAGTCTTGAAGTTCACCCTCCCTGACTTCGGTGACATTGATCGCTTGGAACTGGCCGCTTCGGATGGCAAGCTGTATGAATCCCTTGTATCCCAGCTGGAACTGCGCCTGTGCTGTGCCGTTCTTTCGGTTGTAAGGTATGACGTAGGCAAAGCCGAGGTTTGGGTCGAGTGGCAGATCAAGGGCGGTCGCCTTGATCCCTGCATGGATGATCGTCAGCGGGTCGCAGGCTTGTAGCCCCGTGCTGTTTGCCACCAGTGCTGTGATATTGTTTACGAAAGAGGACTTCTTCGCAGAGAGCACCCGCTGGAGGTAGTCTTGGGTGCGCTGGTCAGCGAGGATATGGTTGAAGCCACTGAGCGTGTTGGCTTGGGGCTGTGCAGGCGCGCTGGCCGTTGGTTGGATTGTCTGTGGTGTCATGTTGTCTTAATTGATATGTGTGACGTTTAACTCCTTGTCGTCGGAGACTTGGAGGCGAATGATCTGTGATGTGAGGTCGTCGGGGAGAGTCTGTATGCTCTCGCTGTTGTCTACGAAGACGGGAGCGCATACCTGGTGGTGCTCACTGAGTACTCGGATAATCTCGAGCCCTGCCGTGATGCGGCTTGCGGTGTTGGCTGCCGTAATGGGCACTCCGTTTACCAGCGGCTGGCAGGTCTCTGAGGGAAACTCGCGAGCCTTATCATCGATGGTGTACTCGAAGAGTCGGAAGGTCACGCCACGGAAGCGTGAGTTGATCACTCGCTCGCACTCCTCTACCTGATGCAGTGCCAGGCGGGTGGCTTCGTATTCTTCCTTCTCTGCGTCGGCTATCTGCTGTGCGATTGCCTTGGCTTCATCCTCGAGTACCTTGATGCGGTCTGTGTAGTCGTCCCACTGATCCTGTGAGGCGAGTAGCTTCTTGATCTCGTCGCGTCGGTCGGAGAGCTTCTTGCGCTTGGCGGTGTATGCTTCGGTGCTGTCGGTCTCGATCGTTGCGTTGTCGGCTTGCTTGAGTAGCTCCTGGATCTGCTCCTCGAGTTCGTTGTAGCCTGGGAGCTGCTCGGCTGGCGTGGGCTTTACGGCTTCCTCTTCGGGGAGATCGAGGAGCTCAGCTTGCTGCTTGATGAGTATTTCATTGAGTAGGGTTGCTTCATCTTCGTTCTGTAGGATGATTGCCTTCCCACCAATTAGATCCTCTTCGCATTTTGAACTTCTCTCTTTTAGGAGAGTACCCTCTTGGGCTATGGCGTCGAGTCGTGCTTTCTTTTCACTCTGCCATACTGCCTCCGCCTTTGCGATTTGCTCATCGGGGAGTTGCTGGTGGCAGTGTGGGCAGGTCGTCTCACCATTATATATGGTAGCGTGGAGTGTCATCCACTCTTCGCGCTTAACAAGCATCTGCGCTTTAAGCGACAAGGCCAAATCAGAGAGCTCGTGGTATTGAGTCAAGAATGAAGAGCTTTTACTTTTGCATTCCTCTAATCTTCGCTTCGTCTCGTCGATCTTGTGCTGGAGCTCCCGACGATGTGCCCCTCGCTGGTAGGTCTCTTCGTCGGCTCGCTTGTGCTCCTCGGCAATGAGCTGACGCTGCTTGCTTCGGAGCTCCTGGATCTTGGCTTCTCGCTCGCTGGCCTCCTTGTCCTGCTTGCGCAGTCGCTCGGAGCTGCTGGCGATTGCCTTGTCTATATCGGTAAGCTCAGCTTCGATCCCTGCAAGTTCAGGCTCGAGCGTCTTGCGGTCCTGCCATTGTGGTAGCAGGATGCGCGTCTGATCGATCTTCGGCTGGATCTTGGCTGCGTCCTCCTTGAGCTTCTTCTTGCGAGCTGCAATGCGTCTGCGGAAGTCTGCCAGGCTCTTACCATTGAGCTTATCTACCAGTCCCTCCCACTCGGGAGAGGATGCTGCGATCTCCTCGATGCTTGGCGTGTGTGCCACGTCGAAGAGGATAGCGCGCTGGTCCTCCCATTTCAGGGAGGCGAAGTACTCGGGGTTGGTCAGCAGCTTGAACGTCGTCTCATCTATCAGAGCGGAGAGACGCTTGCCAAACTCCGTTACGCTGACGGGGACGTCATCCCAGTAGCAGTCGGTGTGGTGTCCTCGGAAGACCTCCTCCGCTTGTCCTCGGGGCTTCACCCACTCCTCTACATAAGCGCGTCGGAGTGTGAGCGGCTCGCCATCGACGGAGAGCGTCAAGGATACTTCGCAGGGGGCTTTGTCCGTGGTGTTGCCAGCCTCGTCGTAGCTCTTGACGTCCTCGTCCTTGCGCCCGTTGCGGTCCTTACCGAACAGACACCAAAGGAAGGCATCGAGGTGGCGACTCTTGCCTGAGCCGTTAGGCCCTGCAATGATTGTCTCGTTGGGAGAGAAGGTGGTGGTGCGTTCTCGCTCACCCCTGAAACCTATCATGGTGAGCGACGTCAATCGAATTGTCTTCATAATGTGTCGTGTATTTAATGAGTGTCTACTTTGTTGCGTGGTTGCGCTCTCCCGAGTTGGCCACGCTCGTACATTGCTGGCGGTTGCACCCTCACGGGCTTGCCGTCATAAAACGATGGATAAGATTCATCACTATTATATCGGGCGGTATGACAGACCCGATGGGGAGCCGCTCGAAATTGCGGCTGAGTGTCTACTTTTTTGGCAGCCCTACTCTCCCGAGCAAGGCTACCACTCTTAACTTAACTAAAACAGCAATCAATAATGAAAAAAACCACTTTGTGTGGCGGCCGTGCCCCTTACAACACGACCGCCATTCTCAACACAATACACATACGCTAAACAATCCGTATGTTGCTCTTACAATTAGTAGTCATCCCCGTCTCTGTTATCGTACAGCTCTTTGAATGTGATCGGGAGCATAGCAGGGGCGAAGATCTGAATGATGATGCGTGGCATATCATTGAAGTGCCAGCCCATAGCGTAGATAGCGAAGGAGAGGAGGGTCAGGATAAGCGAGCAGGTGAGCGTCGCTTTCATGGAAATCTTACGTGTCATAGTCGTATCTCTTATTATTATATGTAGTGTCGTCAGGAGGGTTGCGACCCTCGGGGTTTCCGTGCCTTCCACGGCTTCGCTCTTTGCGCAATAGGCCAAAGACTAACGACAATGGTTAATCACGCGCGGGCCTTTCACCCGCAGATTAATTCGTATCGCCATTGTTTATATCAAGTATGTCAAAGATCGCGGAGGACTGAGGGGCTTAGCCCTCGGCAGAGGTGGTGTTGACCAGCTTTTCAGCTCTCTCGAGAGCGTTGTAGACTGTGTTCATGCTCACCTTGTACTTCTTGACGAGAGCTTTCTTGCTCTGCCAAGCCCCCCTGCCTTGCTCCAGGAGTCGCAGGTAGTCTGCCTGCATTTTCAGAGCTCGCGCATCTAACTTTTCAGCGTGGCTCTTAGGAACTCTTATTTCAGCCATAGTTGCAGGTGGTAGATTATCTTTATATTTGTTTCGGATTTTACTCCAATTTTGGAGGTTCCTTTGTAGCTCCGCTTGAACTACACTACAAAGGTAGGAACAATTTTGTTCACATGCAAACATTATAGTTTATTCTTGCGTATGGCACGGAACATAAAAGCGAATACATCGCTTAATATCAGCAAGTTAGTTGAGCTAAAAAATTTTTCCTCTGACGCTGAATTTGCTCGATTTGTAGGTGTCTCCCCAGCTCTCGTGAGTAGATGGAGAAGCAGAAATACATACGACGTTGACAAAATAGTCAATGCTTTCCCCGAAGTGTCTATATCATGGTTGCTTTCGGGTGAGGGTCCTATGCTCAAGGAAGAGAAGGAAAAGGAGGAGGAGTACGATCTACTCCCCCGCATCACAGAGGACAAGGGACGACCCTACTACGACGTGGATTTCCTCGGAGGCTACGGAGAGTTTGCCGACGACCCAGCAAGCGCACCCGTTGCCTATATGATAGACTACCCACCATACAATAAGGAGGGCGTGTTCTATATGAATGTCCGTGGGGATAGTATGTCGCCTGAGATTAACAGCGGGGACTTAGTTGCACTCCGACCTATCGAAGCGTGGTATGACTTCCTTCTCCTCGGGAAGGTATATGCTATCGTCACCCTATCAGGACAGCGTACGATCAAGCGACTGCGTCGCGGTAGTGACAGCGACCACTATACACTCGAACCAATCAACCCAGCATACGAGAGCCAAGAGATACCAAAGACACAGATCGAGCGCGTCTTCGAAGTTCTCGGTGGAATACGTAGATATGAATAAGGATAAGAAGAAGAGGGAGAAGAGTACCAAAGATCGCATATACGAATTCTTCTCTTTCGTCTTAGCTATAATAGCTATCATCGTAATGATATGCGTAGCAAGTATAATCGGAGGCGTCTTTGAGGGGATGGATAGAGTAATCAACGAATACTTTTGGGGAGCACTTAAAGGCATCTTTGAGTGGGTTTCAGGGATATTCAAATAGCATACAGAAAACACGAGATCACTACTTAACACAATAGTATATGGACTTAAATCTTACTACATCAGCGTGGGCTTTTATAGCACTTACAGCATGGGATATTATCTCTAGTGTGATCCTCTCCGAACGAGGATTAGTCCTCTTGAAAAGGATGGGGAAAGAACAATTTGACCCAAGCAAGCCTGTAGTCAGCTGGGTGGATACGATGATTACCATTCTGTCATACGTATCCTATCTGAAGTATGTAGCAATAGCTTTCGTACTTATAGACAATGTAGTCTTAGGGATAATACTTTTGATTGCTGGATATTTTGTCAAGCTATTGGTAAGTAAGGTCTGCAACAAGAGATCCGCAAAAGTTATAGCTAAGCTATCCGAATAGCATAACCTCAACTCTTTCCAGTTCGGAAATAGTTGCTCTGCATCAGCATAGCAGTCGTTGCATAATCTGCAACAACTCACAACCATTTCGTTGGCTTCACCGAAATGGTTTTACAATACACCCACCACACAACATGCTACCTATACGTCGCACCTGCCACTTCTTCCTGGATCCGCAGAAGGGGTGGACCGCTCTCAAGATACGCTACCGCATACGCTATGCAGGATACGTGACTAACGTAGCCGTGGGGCATCGTGCAGAGCCAAGCAAATGGAGCACAGAGGCCGAACGCTGCCTAAAGAATACCAGCCACGGAGACAAGCGTACGCCAGCTGCTGCAATCAACAGAGCTATCCAATACGTCGAGGAGTCAATGGAGCGAGCCTTTGCCTACTTCGAGGCAGAGGAGCGACTGCCAAGCCCCGAGGAACTCAAAGCCAAGTACAACGAGTACCTGCAGTCAGCCCTCGGCATCGAGGAGACCAAGGTGCAGGCAATACTCCCCGAGGACAACAGCACTATCGTAGCAGTGTTCGACGCATTCGTCGCATCAGAGAGCGTGAGACGTAGCTGGAGCGAGCGACACAATGCAAACATACGCACAGCACGTATGCACGTATCTGAGTATGCAGGTAAGGACACCCTGGACCACATCAGTAGCGAGTGGGTGGCAGGCCTTATCACCTACCTCACCACGAAGCGAGGACTCCTCAACACTTCAATAGACAAGACGCTGCGCATACTAAAGAGCCTACTCTACTGGGCACAAGGCCAGGGGCTATACGAAAAAGATTACCGACGCTTCTTCGACGTACGCCTCAAGGGTATCGACGCAAACAGAGCTGAGGTATATCTCACCTGGGAAGAGTTGAGTAGTCTTGTCTCCGTGGATCTCAGATTACATTCAGAGCGAGTAGCCCGCGACCTCTTCTGCTTCCTCTGCTTTACAGGGCTTCGCTACTCCGACCTCAAGAAGCTGACCCACGACAGCATCACACCTACGTCCATCAGGTACTACGCTCAGAAGACTGACCAGCTCATCGAGGTAAACCTCAACGACCACGCCCGTGCTATCCTCGCAAAGTACGAAGGAGGGGACACCCCACTACCACCAATGGCAGAGCAACGGCTCAACAGAACTCTCAAGAGCGTCTGCGAGCAGGCGGGCATCAATGCACCAGTCACACGGCTACGATACTCAGGGCGTCACCGCATCGAGGAGACACTGAAAAAGTATGAGGTCATAACCTCACACGTCGGCCGTCACACCTTCGTGGTGCAAGCCCTCACACTCGGCATCCCCTCTGAGGTTATCAGGAAGTACACGGGCCACAAGACCGAAGCAACCATGCGCCCGTACATCGCAATAGCCGACACCCTCAAAGCGCAGGAGATGGAAAAATTCAATCGTCCCCTGCTCGAGAAAAAGAGGACGAATAGAGGACGATTTTAGTAGCGTTATATTGCTTCCTATTGTTCCCTATTATCTCGAGCCCATTACGCAAGCCCGCTCCGCAAGCGCAATAGAGAGTAATAGAGGATAATAGAGAGCGATTATTGATACTCCCACTCTGGGTACAACTATGCTTTGCAATTCATTGAATTACAAGCATATACAGAATAAAGGATTAAGCAGAGGACGATTTAGGGGACGATTTTATACCCGCCTTCTAAATTAGATAGGTTTACATTTGGGAGATACTTCGGGATTTCGCATACCTTTGTAGACAAGAAAGCCAAGCAGCTTTTTCTTTACAACCACCAGTTTAGAGCGGGGAGGCCCACAGCTTCCTCGCTCTTCTTTTATGCCATCTCCTCTGCGAGCTTCGTGAGGTCGTCCTCAACGGATGCGCTGTTCACATTCGCTGTAAGGTCTACCTGGGTGCTCTGCATCTTCGGCAGCACGAAGCCCATGAGCTTAACCATAACGTCGAGGCGGTCCTTCGGTGGCAGTGCATCGAGGTCCTCCTTCATCAATCCGCTCTCTTGATACTTGTCAAGCACATTCACTATAAGCTCTCGGCTTAGCTTCGTCGTCTTGTTCACTGAGCCAGGCTTTCGCCCGCCAGTCTTTCTTCCCTTTGCCATATTGCTTTACTCTATATGTCGTGTGCGCGCTAAGCTATCACATTATCTTGCACCACATATAACATATAGAGCAGTAAACAGATATGGCATTACCAATCGCAAGCCTTGTCGGTGCAGGCATCGGAGCTATCGGGAGTATCTTCGGGGGCATCGCAGCAAGCAAAGCAGCCAAGCGCGCACGCCAGGGAGTCATGAGCAGCATGCGTGACAATCAGACCTGGTATGATAGACGATACAACGAGGACGCACTCCAGCGAGCCGACGCCCTCAGAACTATTGAGCGCACCCGTGAGGCTATCGCCAAGCGTAACCAGCGTGCACAGGCAGTGCAGGCCGTCATGGGTGGCACTGAGGAGTCGGTGCAGGCGGAACGTGAGGCGGGCAATGAGGCTCTCTCCAATGTAGCCAGCGCAATAGCAGCCGACGGAGCGAAGCGAAAGGACCTCATCGAGAGCCAGTACATCCAGCGTCGTGACGGCTTCCAGCAGCAGCTCAACCAAATCGAGAACAACCGAGCCCAGGGGATCACCCAGGCTATCGGGGGTGTAGCACAGGCAGGCGCAGGTATCGCCAATGGCTTCGACCCACAAAGCAGTAAGTAATATGGGAGTGCTCGACGATATTCGGAAGGGCACGGGGCGCGAGGTGTCACGCAAGGAGGACGCACCCGCCAATGTGCAGCAGGCGACCACCGCCCCTGCACCTTCACAGACACCCGCTGCCCCTACCCCTCCTACCACTCAGCCACAAGCCACAGCCCCCGCGCCCAATCAGGGTGGCGGGGCTACAGCTATTAAGCGCATCCAGCAACTCGCACCTACTCCCGAGCTACCCCAGGTGCAACTCACCCAGTCGGACAAGGAGAAGGTCACACGCCCCACATCTTATGTGGAGATCCTCCGACACCTCACTCCATTCACTCCTCCCACTGCCGAGGAGGTGGAGAAAGACCGACGACGCCAGCGTAGCCGTGAGGCTATCGCAGCAATAGGCGACGGGGTGCGAGCTATCAGCAACCTTGTTGCGACAGCTAACTATGCGCCCAATGCCTACAAGCCCACCGAGACAATGCTCGGGAGTGTGCAGGATAGATACGAGAAACTGCGAGCCGCGAAAAAAGCGGATGCCGACGCCTATCTCCAAGCCTACATGAGAGCCAAGCAGCTCGACGATCATAACGACCAGGCGAGAGATGCACTGCAACTCCGACGCGATCAGGCCGCACTCGACCACCAGCTCAAGCTCGCCAAGCAGTCGCAGGAATATCAGAAGTGGGTGGCACAGCTCGGTGAGAAGGAAGCCGACCGCAAGCTCCGTCTACAGCTGGGTATGGCTGGCATCCAGCAGAGAGCCAACGCCCTCGAGGAGACGAAGCGACATAACAGAGCCTCTGAAGCTGAGCAGAGCCGACGCACAGGTATTATGAAGACACGTGCAGACAACTCCGCAGGCGGTGGTGGCGGTGGCAGATCGGTATTCATCGACTTCGGTGACGACGAGGACGGGGAAGACCTGGGCGGTGTGGAAATACCGAAGTCTGTACTTAACGATGCCAACATCGGGCAGATCTACAACCAGCTCCCCGAGTCTGTACGCGCCCAGCATCGCACGAAGAAGGGCTTCGGGTCTAAGGCTACATATACCGAGCCAAAGGCAAAGGAAATGCTCAAGATCATTGGGCAGAACATCAACGACCCCAATGTGCAGAACGCCATATCGCGCCTGCAGAACGTGCGAAGATCAGATCCTAAGCCAAAGGCAAAGCCCGCACCAGCGAAGCCCGCAGCTAAGGGCGAAGCCTATAAGGGCAGTGGCTCAAAGGGCAAAGCCTACTAACCAATCACCAGCAACTCATGCAGAACAACGATAAGACGCAAAAGAACTTATCAGGACTCCACAATACGCTGGAGACCATGGGCTACTCAGTCCCAAACATTGACCAGTTCGCAAAGGATATGCGCAAGGAGGAAAACCTGCGCAGTGTCTACGACAAGGTATCTTCGGGAGGCTACGAGCTCCCCGACTTCGAAACCTTCAAGGCAGACATGGGATGGGTAAAGCCCACATCAGCTGGAGTGCCTACGCCACTTCGACCAAAGGACCAGCTCGCACCAACGGGCAAGCCTGGTGTCCCAGCTGCTCCCTTTGGCTTTGACCTTCCTTCCAATCCCAATAAGCCCTCGCACGCACCTAAGGCGCGCCTGGGCTTCCCACGTCTTGACAAGAAGATGCGCCCTGTGCAGGAGGTGAACGACCCAAGTGTGCCCCTGCTCAAGACCACACGAGACGTCGCACAAGATGAGAATGGCAACGTCGTCAACGTTGTACAGCCCGAGCTTGTTCCCGACTTCGACCCCAACAATGGCGGGGTGACCGCTCCCAAGGCTCTCTTGGACGTGACGACGGGTAAGACTATCCGCCCCACCGAGCTGAGCAAGGAGGAGGTAGACGGCTACAACGCTGGGAACATCGACGCGATCAAAGACCCAAAGCTCCGCCAGGCTTTGAAGGAAGCCAATATCATCTATGCTCCTACGCTCACCGAGAGCGACGCACGACGTAAGGCGGGAGAGCTGACAAGCGAAATCGACAAGGCTCTTGCCGAACGCACAGAGTACCTCGACAAGAAGATGGGAGAGGTGACCATAGCTGATAGCCCCACCGCCTGGGGTATCCGTGGCTTCAATATCCCTGCGGCAGCGAATAAGTCACGTATCGAGCAGGCCACCGACAGCGAGTATATGACGCTGGAGGCTGCGCGCAGGACGATGCAAGACGTGAACAACCTCATCGCAGAAGCCGACCACAACACCAAGGAAGGCGGAGACCTTGCTTCGATCTACGAACGTAGTGCGCTCGCAGGAACACTCCGAGGCTTCGGGACAACTATTATCAATCCTAAACTATGGGATCAGGGGGCAAGAGACTTCTCCGATACTGCACGCCTTGCCATGGCCCTCGACAAGGCTGACCGAGGCGAGAAGCTCACACGAGGGGAACAGCTCCTTCTCGATGCCAAGGCTAACGAAATGGCAACGGCTCTCTACTTCGAGGACCGCATAGGCCGTGGGTATAAAGCTGGGAGTGTCACCGCGAATGCCGTCCCCTTCATGGTGGAAATGGCAATGAGTGGTGGTATCTCAACCATGGGGAAGAACGTATCATCAGGGCTTGCTCGCTATGCAATGCGACGCTTTGGTGCTAAGGCAGCTGGCAAGGCTATTATCAAGCGCACTATCCGAGGGGCAGCTACAACGGCTGGTGCTATGCTTGCTGGCGGTGCTATGGCAAACACCTTCGGGGCGATGAAAACTGCCGCGAATGTAGTGGGACGTACCGCGGGGGATGTGCAGTTTGCCACGGGAGTGGATGCCGAAGGGCGAGCAACGACTACCTACGGAGGTCACACCGAGGGCGACAGCTTGGGCGAAGCCTTCGTAAAGGGTGAGCTGTCAAACACAGCAGAATACGCTACGGAGCTATTGGGCGACGGGCTTGTCGATGTAGTGAAGTGGGCCGCAGGTAAGGTCGCTTCTCCTGTTGCCTCCAAGCTGGCTCAGCTTATCGGTAAGACTGGGGTGGAAGCAGCCGAGCAGGTCGGCAAGAAGTCGGTACTCGGGAAGGTAGTAGGGAGCGTCGGTGATGCTGGGGTATGGACCTTGTCGAAGGCAAGCAAGTTCATCGAGAACATGCAGGCCTCTAAGTTCGCAACCTCACTGAAAGCCCTTGAGAAGCAAGCGCAATGGAATGGGGTGTTTGGCGAATACCTCGAAGAGCTCGCCAATAACGCAGCCGCTGTGATGATTGGCGACAAGGATCTATCAGCCGACAAGGGCAAGGGCTTCTTCAACCTTGACGACAATATCGATACCTTCCTCGGGGTCTCCCTTATGGGTGGTGTCATGAGCAGCGCACAGACCGCGGGCTACTTTGCTGGAGGTGGTGCACGTGGGATGGCCCGCTATCAGATCGGGCAGAGCGAGGGTGCAGTGTGGAGTACGCTCACCACGGATGAGCAGCGCAAGGCGTGGGACGACGTGCGCAGACAGATCCTGCTCCAGGATGGTAAGGAGCAGGTAGACGCTGTGAAGTCCGCACTCACTAACCCCAACTTCAACGCAGAGCAGCGTCGCGCTATCCTCGACTACACTAAGTCAGTGCAGACCTACAAGGGTATGAGCGAGTACCGACGCAAGCAGAGCGAGGACACCAAGGCAGACCCATTGCAGAACGAGCTGGCAGACTCTTACGACAAGGGCGCAGAGATGACCCAAGCCGAAGAGATGAGCCACGCACGCAGCTGGTATGAGTTCGCACAGCAGAAGGCGGCAGAGCGTCTCGGTGTAGATGCTGATGCTCTCGATGAGATGGGAGCACCTGACCAACTCACGCTCGACCAGGTGGCACAGCTGCGAGAGGAGCACAGCGAACAGGCAGTGCAGTCCTACGTGGACTACCTCAATGCACGTGCTACCTACGAGGGTATGATCGGGAGTGTCTCCCAGGGCATACAGGCTGAAGCAGCACAAGCCGAGCAGGCAGTGCGCTCACAGCAGCACAAGGACGGAACGCTCCGTCGGGCTACACTCCGAGGCACGGAAGGGAATAAAGTCGAGGTGCATATCAAGGATGGCGACCTTGTCATGGATGAGGAGGGCCGTATCGATACCGACAAGTCCAGTAAGGACTTCATCGTTCGCGATAACGAGACGGGCGTCGTGCGCTTCGCCAGCATCGATGACATTATCAGTGCAGAGCAGCCCACGAGTGCCGACGACGCAGTGAACGAAGCGGTCAATGCCGTCTACGAACGCAGAGAAAAGGAGGCAGCCGACGCTATCAACGGGACTATCACCCCGCAGGTAGGAGCAGTATACAATCTCCTCGATGCTGATGGGAACCCCCAGCAGATCGCTATCCAGCAGGTCGGTCAAGACGGCACGCTGGATGTGGACTACTCGGGAGTGCCCCACAAGATGACTACCGACGAACTGCAGGCCATGGCGGACAACACACGCGCCCGACAGATCGAGAATGAGCATGCAGCCCAGGTACAGCAGGCCAAGGCTGAGGAGAGAGAGGAACGCGAACAGGCAGGCCTCCCACGCTATGCACTCAATGATGAGCTGACCATTCGCACGCCCGAAGGTGACGAGGTCACAGCCTACGTCACCAACGAGGAGGATGCCGACGGGAATATCGAGGTGTACTTTAATGAGCCCTTCGATGGGAAGAAGGTGCACCTCTTCACTAAGGACTACCTCGACGGGGTGGTAGTGGGTACACGCCTCAGCCCCGAAAGCAACGGGAACACGCAGGCCGTGGAAGCTCCAGCCACTCCAGCAGCACCAGCCTTAGCGCAGGTACAGCCCGTATCTGAGGAAGTTCCCGAAGAGGCTACCACCGCACCAACACCTACCCAGGAAGAAGAGAACGACATCATCGGTCGAAGTATGACCGAAGAAGAAGCCGAAGCCTTCCTTACAGCTATCTCCAACAACCACGAGGTAGCCCCCGAACTTGAGCTGACACCTGAGAATTGGTATGCTGAGTTTGGTGAGGATGGTATGGTGCACACGCCCATAGGGGATGCTCACATGGGAGAAAACCAGTTCCTCAAGATGATGCGCGATGGGAGAAAGAGTAAGCTCGGTATGATCCGTCCAACGCTTGAAGCTCCGCACGCTATTGTCGAAGAGCCAAGCACGGCCAAGGAAGGACAAGAGACAGAACGAGACAGCTCATATATCTACATCCGCGTATTCGAAAAGGAAGATGGGAGTCGTCATTACCACTTCACCTCTGTGTCTGTACAGCGAGATGGAGGTGAGGTAATCGTGTCTAATCAGGAGAAGAGTAGAAATCAGGTGAAGCGGTTGCTTACAGAAGGCGTAGTGCTTTGGATGCGCGCCGACAACGCACCTGATACTTCGGACGTAGATCAAGACTTATACTCATCGCAGGGGACTGAATTGTCCGACCCCGCTTCTGAGGGCACGGATGCGTCTCAAAGCACGCCTTCTGAGAGCAAAGATAATGAAAGCACCTCACACGATGATCCCAACGACGAGAGCCTCTCACCCGAGGAAGCATACGAAGCGGTGTTGCGTGCAACCAATGGTGACGTAGTCCTCGCTCTCGAAGTCATCGAGAGTACCATTGCCGACAAGGAGAAGGCACTTGCCAAGGCCAAGAAGGCCAAGCCACGAAGTGCCGACACTATTGAGGGTAAGATCCAGGCGCGCGAAGAAGTAGCTGCTGGCATCGAAGCCGCAGAGACCTCACTCGCGCATTGGCAGGCCGTCGCTGAGATCGCAGCCGAGCAGGTGCAGGAGGAAGTTGCAGAGGTAGCCGAGCCCGTCGCAGAGCAGACGGAGCAGGAGAGCGAAGAACCTACGGCCGAGCAAGAGCCCGCAGAGGAAGAGGCTGCCGAGGAGCAAGAGCCCGAGGCGGAGCAGGAGCAGGAGGAAGAAGCTATCCCCGCATCCGAGGACACCGCACCTGAATGGGGTAAGGACAATCCAGCTGACGCACGCGCACGAGGGTACATTAAGGTAGAAGGCTTGCGAGTAGATCGTCAGGGGCAGCTCTCCGACGCACTCATCGGCAAGGAGTCTGACGTGAAGTTCGCTACGAATGACACACAGCAGGCTCGCTACGCTATCATCGAAGCCGAGAGCCTGCAACCAAGCCACATCAGAGGCTACCAAAATCAGCTGCACTTTATTCCCGAGGCACAGCCAAAGGATAGAAGCGACGTTGTCAGCGAGCAGGCGGCAGTACGTATCGCAGCTAATATCAATCCCGAGGAGATCACAACGAGTGCCACGGCTTACACGGGTGCTCCTACCATCAACGCACGTGGTGAGGTGATCCAGGGCAATAGCCGTGCCGACGCACTGCGTGCCGTGTGGGAGTCGTTCCGTGATACGAGCGGAGCGAAGTACAAGCAGTACCTCATCGAGAACGCAGAGGCCCTCGGTATTGATCCCGAGGCTATCGAGGGGATGAAGTCCCCCGTGCTGGTGCACCTTGCCGACGTCAGCGACGAGCGAGCTATCGAGCTTGGACAATACAGACAGCCGGACATCGAGAGCGGTGGCGTCGAACGTATCAATCCGCAAACGCTCTATGCTAAGATCGGGGAGAAGCGTGACACCTTCATTCACTTCCTACTGGGGACAAGCGACGACGACCTCAGCCTTGCCGAGTCCATCACACGCAATGCGGCTGAGACGCTGAGCTGGCTCAACCGCCAGGGCTTTATCTCTGACACGCAATTCCGTAGTGCCTTCGGTGCTAAGGGGGAGATCACGGCAGAAGCTAAGGAGGACCTCCGCAATGCTTTGTACCGCTCCTTCTTCGAGGGCGCGCACAACAGCCTGGAGGCAGAGTTCTACAACCTGCCCAAGCGTACACAGCAGGCACTACTCCGCGTCTCATATCGAGACCAGCAGAGCCCAGCAGATGCGCACTTCCTCGATGAACTTCAATCATCGGTAAGTGCATACAACGCCCTTATGGGGTATGCGCCATTCGCTGAGGCTAAGACCTTCGAGGATGCAGAGCGTGCTATCGAAACGTGGATGCGCTTCTCAGGCGACCTCATCACGGGTGAGGTGAACTCCGAGCAGTATAGTAACTTTGCTGTACAGCTCGCACTCCGCTATAAGTTCCTAACGCAGAAGGAGCTTATCTCAAAGCTCAATGCGGTGTACGACGCAGTGCAGGCCGTCTCCGAGGACACCCTCTTCGGAGAAGGCGAGGTAAATCCTAAGACGCTTGCCGAGGCGGTGAGCGAAGTGTTCAGCATAAATATCGACAACAATACAGAAGAAGATGGAAGTACTGGAAGCAGCTCTCCTGGCAGCGACCTTGAAGGGAGCAATGGCGGGGAACAAGAAGGACAAGGAACACCTGGCGGCAATGAACAAGATCAGAGCCGAGCAGGGACGCCCGAGCGTAGAGGAAGAGCTGCAAGCGATCCTCAAGAAGGGGAAGGAGTAACCACCGAAACAGAAGAAGTAGCCCCCGAAGCAGGGGACACCCAGGCGAGTGATACGACTGGGGAGGGCTATCGTTTGTCTGCTATTGCGGCTAAGCGAGGAGGAAACTTCTTTGAGAATAGTGAGGGAAGCATCGACTTAGTCAAGATCTCGGACAATGTGTTTGAAGCTATTGGTATCAAGCCATTGCCAATGAGAATGACCGAGGCGATGGCTCAGCATATCATTAAGCAACATGCGAAGGAGCTGGGTATATCAACGCAAGAGGAGGCAGTCGCCTTTGTTGTTGGTATCATGCAGCACTTCGACCACGTACGAGAAGGGAACAAACCCAACACCTACATCTTCTCCATAGAGAAGGGTCGTAGCCGTACGGGAAAGAGAGCGGTTACATTAGTCTTGCCGTCTAAGAGTGGGGAATATCTTGGTGTGTCTTCCTCGGGGTACGAGAAGGTAAGCAGATTAAAAGAAAGGGCGTTGCTTTGGGAGGAGGGCGCGAATAATGAAGCTCCTACTACAGAGACCGCCTCTGCAAATGTTACCTCCCCATCAGCCACACAAGGCGGAATGACTGGGGGCAGCGCATCAAACCAAAGCAATGCCCTTTCGCAAGGCAAAGATAGCGAAAAGAATACAGCTGAGGGAAGCGCGAGTGAAATGACTCCCGAGCAGCGGACACTTCTGAACGGGACCAATCCCCGTCAATATCCCGATACTCAGGAGTCATTACCTACCGACAAAGATAGTGAAACGTCTACCCATGACAAGGCTATCCGAGATGAGCTTGTCCATGCGATGCGCGATGCAGGCATTGAAGTTGTCACGGACGAAGCTGAAGGTCAGGCGGTGCTTGATGCAGAGCGCGCTGGTGAGGCACAAATGCAACGAGCCTACCATGGGACGGATGCTGACTTTGAAGCCTTTGACCATAGCCACATGGGAGAGGGCGCAGGTGGTCAAGCATACGGCTGGGGCTCTTACTTCACCGAGGAGGAGGGCGTCGCTCGGTCCTATGCAGGTGGTGGCTTCGTATATGAGGCAGAGCTGCCTGATGATACGGGAAGCAACTACATCCACTTTGAGAGCAAGCCAAGTAGCGAGGAAGTGTCCCGTGTAAAGAGGGAGCTTGTGGAGTACATCCTTCGCAATGACGAAGAGGGTATGTACGACTATCCTCAAGGCAAGGACGACTTGACGCAGGAGGTGGATGACGCAGGAGAGCCTACTACATGGAGAGACCTTTATGGTACGGTATCTTCGCACCTTGGCTCTGATAAGGAGGCCAGCGCATTCTTCCACTCCATTGGGTATGTTGGTATCCAATATAACTCTTCTGAGACCGATGGGGGAAAGAAGAACCTCGTCATATTCGATGAGAGCGACATCTCCATTCAATCCAAGGTGCGCCTCTTCAAGACCAGCAGCGGAGAGGTGTACGGGTTTGTCAAGGATGGGAAGATCTACCTCGACCTCAAACACGCAACGGCCGAGACGGCTATCCACGAGTACACGCACCTATGGGCGAGTGCTCTGCGTCGAGTAAATCCTCGTGCGTGGAAGTCTATACGGAAGCAACTCAAAGGCTTCGAGCTGTGGGCAGACATCGCAAGCAGATACCCCGAACTCAAGGGTGATGAAGATGCCTTAGCAGATGAGGTGCTTGCTCAGTACTCGGGCAAGCGCGGTGCTCAACGCATCGAGGAGGAGATGAAGAAGGCGGATAATGCTACGAACCTTGTAGGAAAGGCGCGTGTACTCGCAGCGTTCAATAGCCTCAAGGAAGCACTCAAAACCTTTTGGACTGAGGTCGCAGACTTCTTCGGGATGGACTATTACAAGTCCGTGGAAGACGCAGCTGACAAGGCTATTAGCGACCTTTTGCGTGGGGTAAATCCTAATGCAGTAGAGGCAAAGAAGGAGACCACGAAGAAGAAGCCCAGCAAGAAGGCAACAGCGAAGAAGGAGACAGCTACGTCAAGTGTCATCGCCCCCGACAGCGAACGATACAATGGGTATATCGTGACACTCCCCAAGTCAGGAAAGGCTGGCGCAGAAGTCGGTGACATAGAGGAGTTCGTAGGAGCAGATGAAATGCGAGAGGGGCTGATGGTTGTCTACCAAGCCCCCGAGGGGTTTGCCGTGGCCAGCAACGGCACTATGGCCATTGCAGACAAAACGCAGTTCGACGTGTACAAGAAGGGGAAGGCGTACAAGCTGGACGGGACAACGATTGATGCTGGGGCATGGAAGCCCCTCAAAGATAAGTGGCAGTCATTCGTCTCTACGGAAACGAGAGGTGATAACTCCGACCCATTCACTGAGTCCCCCGTCAAGATACCCCGACTATCCAAGTATTTAGATCGAGTAGAGCAAGACCTCTACAACAGATGGAAGGCTGACAAGAGCGGAGGGCGTACAAGGGATAGCTTCAAGGCGTATCGTAGTCGTGCATTGGTGTCTATCCCCAATGGGCGAGGAGAATACGTTAGTTATCCATATACAGATCTGAGAACCATAGCCTTGGCCGCAAAGCGATTAGGCGTTACATCCTTCTTCGTGGAAGGGGATCTACACTTTGGCTCTTCCGAACAGCCTGGCCGTCGTCTTGTCGGTAATGGTAGACTCGGATCTGTGGTACACGCGGGCTATTTTGAAACAAGAGACCCTAATGCATCCAAGAGGAAAGAGCTCTCCTATCTGTACGATGAGTCTGTTGGAGTCAAGGATATAGACGAAGGGGTGCGGATGCAGAAGGGGGATGAAGTCTTGCCTCTTCAAGAAACGTCTGATGCAATAAATGCACGCTTCAACGAAGAGCTGAAGGAGCAACTTGAAGGGACTCTACCACAAGATCATATCTACACATTGGGTCTACCAGGGAAGATCCTGCGGAGCACAGGCATACCAAATCTACCCATTGAGATGTCGGCAAGCCGAGCAAATCTAAAGAGCAATCAAGAGAACCACCCCTTCTCCCTGGAGGTGCTGGAGGATCTCCCTAAGATGCTACAGCATCCCATTGCCGTCTTTAGCTACGGGGATAAGAGAAAAGCTCAGAATGTCATTGTGGAGGTAGAGCACCAAGGGCAAAACCTGCTGGTAGGGTTGTCGCTCAACCAAGAGAAGGATGGCATTGAGGTGAACTCTATTAGAGGGCTATTCCCTAAATACCCCCACGGATGGCTGCTTTGGATACAGCAAGGCAAAGCCCTATACCTCAATAAAGAAGCTATCCAAGATAAGATAGAGCAATGGCGAACCAATCTCGCCAACGTGCCCTACCTCAACTTGGATAGCATCACAAAGGTAGTAGAAACATTTGAGAACCCACCCCTTGCGAGCGAAGATCTCGGGATCGGCAATGATAATCAAGCGGCCGAGGATAACGACGAGGAGGTGCGCTACCGCAGCAGCCGCCTATCCCCTGAGCTTCAAGCCATCAAGGATCAGGCAAAGGCGGATGGGAGCTTCATGAAAGCCCCCAATGGGAGACCCACCAATCTTACAGAGAAGCAATGGCTACAAGTCCGTACGCCTGAGTTCAAGGAGTGGTTCGGAGACTGGGAGAACGACCCAGCAAATGCGTCTAAGGTAGTAGATGAGAACGGGGAACCGATGGTGGTGTATCACGGAACGAGTGTCAGTAGTAGACGTTTCTTCAAATTTAAGGATGGAGCCCCTAATTGGTTTACGCCATCGGAGTATTACGCAAAGGCTTTCACTTTCGATGAAGATATCCCTGTCATGTATCCTTCGTTTATCAAGATCAAGAAGCTCCTACACTTAGGGTACATTGATGGCGATGTGATATCAGGAAAGATCAGGTCGCTATCTCTTGACACGGGGATAAGTGAGAGTAGCATCAGATACATAGTGTCGAAAGAAAGAGCCGATAAGGTCTATCAAATAACCAATTCACCACTCTTCAAAAGAGAGGCTATGGCTCTTGGTTATGATGGGATGATGGCATTTGAAGCTGGCGTCGACTCTTTCGCAGTCTTCTCACCCTCCCAGGTCAAGAGTGCCACAGAGAATACTGGCTCGTTTGACGGGACGAATGATGATATCCGATACAGCTCATACGATGCAGCCGAGCGAGAGGACCTCGACATGCAGGATCTCAAAGAGGTGGCCACCAGCATGGCAGAAGCCCTCGGAGAAGACGTGCGCGTCATCCATGATACGGCAGAGATTGAAGGCCGCAGTGAAAGCGAGACGAACAGAATGCGCGGTGCTAAGGGTTGGTATGATCCTAAGACGGGGCAGGTGGTAGTGGTGCTACCTAATGCAGAGAGCGCAGACGACGTCGAAGCTACTATCCTCCATGAGGTCGTAGGGCACAAGGGATTGCAGGAGCTTGTCGGTAAGGACCAGTTCGGCAAGTTCCTTGACGAGGTGTTCGAAGGTGCTAACGAAGCCGTGCGAAATGGTATTGTCGAGCGAAGCAAGAGATACGGGTGGAACACCCGCCTTGCCACCGAGGAGTATATCGCAGAGCTTGCCGAGCAGGGCTTCAAGGATCTCGAAGCACGCGATCTGTGGAACGTTGTACGCAACGCCTTCTACAATCTCCTCAGCCGAGTGAAGCTCGCGCTGGGCTGGGACATCAGCGACCGCGAACTCCGCTACATGCTTTGGCGCACGTATCAGATGAAGAAGGGCGAGGGCCTTATGGGGCAGGCTAAGGATATAGCCATGCAGGAGAAGCTGGGCGTAGGTAACTACGAAGAGGCCCGCTTCCGCCAGGGTGAGTCAGCCGCCCCCGTAAAGGTAGCCGCCACCTATGATGCGCTTATCAAGAAGTCGAGCTATCAGACACAGGAGGCTCTCCAAGATAGCATGCTCTCGCTCAAGAAGGTCATGGAAATGATCATGCAGGCCAAGGGTGATGCTAAGTACATCGAGGAGATCGAGGGCTATCAAAACGCCTACATGGGTGAGAACAGAGTGTCGAGCGTAAACCAAGCTGAGGCCGCTGCATATAGCCGTATGGCACTCGAGCCCCTGGTGGAAGAGGTAAGCCGTCTTGCCAAGAAGGCTCACCACTCATACGTCACGGACTACATGATGGCTAAGCACGGGCTGGAGCGTAACCGCGTGATGGCTTTCCAAAAGGCCGTAGAGGCTGACGTCGATGCGCACAACAAGGCCGTCAAGGAAAGTGGCGAGGGCGAGGAGCTCACGGCAAGCAGTCTGTGGGATGCGTACCTCAATGATACGGATCGCCTGAGAAACGAAGCAGAATACCGCGAAGGGCGTATTACGGCTGACGTATGGCATAAGACAGACGACGAGATCCGTGCACGCTACGCACCGAGCTATGCTGAGTACCGCGAGCGAGACTATGCTGGTCTTACGGGCTTGCTTGATCGTCCCGACGTAGATATTCAGACGCTCGAAGAGGAGGCTATCGAAGAGGTCATGAAGTTCGAGAATGAGAACGACGTCACCGACCTATGGGAACTCACGAACAAGGCTACCGACGCACCGCTGTCAAAGCAGTACGAAGGAGGGCTTATGAGTAGAGAGACGCTGGAGCACGTACGCAACATGTACGGGTACTACATCCCTCTGCGAGGCTTCGATGAGACGACCAGCGACGAAGCATATAGCTACCTCGGTGACCGCGACCGCGCCTTCTCTCCCACGCTGAAGAAAGCCAAGGGCCGTAGCAGCAAGGCAGAGGACCCGCTCGCACACATCGCAAGTATGATGGAGTCAGCTATCTTGCAGAGCAACCGCAATAAGCTGGTGCGTCAGAAGTTCCTGAACTTCGTAGAGAACAACCCCAGCGACCTGTTTAGTGTACAGAAGCTGTGGGTGCAGTGGAACAACACAACTAAGACCTGGGATGCCGTGCTCCCTGAGTTCGACCCAAGCGACACGAGCGAGGAGGTGATCCGCAAGACGCAGGAGTTCGAGGAAGCGATGCGCAAAAGCCAACGTGAAAACCCCGAGCTCTTCAAGCTGGCAAGCGAGCAGCCCTCTATCCCCTATCGCGTCGTCGGTCAGGATAAGAAGATGCAGCACCAAATCATTGTCAAGCGCGGAGGCCGTGACGTTGTGATCATCGTCAATGGTGACCCACGTGTGGCAATGGCGGTCAATGGGCTGACTAATCCTGATTCAGACGCTAATGGTCACGTAGGTGCTTTCTTCAAGTGGACAGCAGCCGTGAATAGAAAGCTCGCAGGCTTCTATACGTCGCTCAGCCCGAACTTCGTGGTGAAGAACTTCATCCGAGATATTATATACGCTAACACCATTGCGTGGGTCAAGGAGTCACCCACCTACGCAATGACCTACCACGCCAACGTAGCCAAGCTCGCAGGGCAGATGCACAGGCTTGTCCACCTCTATGAGCACGACAAGCTGGATATGTCCAACGAGACGCACCGCGCGTTTAAGCTCTTCATGGAGAATGGAGGTGAGACGGGCTACTCGCAGCTCCGTAGCATGGACCTCCATAAGAAGGAGATCGAGCGTATGATGAAGGAGTCAGGGGGGCGTATTAGCCTCAAGCAGGGCTTCCGATTGCTCGGAGACACTATGGAGTTTGCCAACCGAGGCATCGAAGACCTATCTCGCTTCGCTGCGTTCCTGACGAGTAGACAGATGGGCCGCACTATCGACCGCTCTATCTACGACGCAAAGGAGATGACCGTGAACTTCAACAAGAAGGGAGCGGGCTCTACCTTCTCTAAAGCGCATACGCAGACGGGTAAAGGCAAGGCTTCAGCGTACCTTTCGGGATTTGGCCGTAGCTTCTATCTCTTTTGGAACGTATCTATCCAGGGGTCTGTGAACATCGCCCGTGCTGTGAAGAGAAACCCCAAGAAGGGGACGGCATACCTGGCTACCTTCCTCGCTCTCGGTATTCTTCAGACGATGCTACCAGCACTCACTGGAGGAGACGATGATGACAGATACTGGAACTTGCCTGACTATGTAAGGCGCAATAATATCTGTTTCTTTGTAGGAGACGTGCTTGTGAAGATCCCTCTACCGCAGGAAGCCCGCGCTATCTTCGGCATCGGTGAGCTGGGGATGAGTTACATGTCAGGGAAGGAAGATAAAGATGCTTGGATGGTAGCCTACACCATGGCTGGGCAGCTGTCTCAGATAATGCCACTTGACCTAATGGACGACTCGGGTCCGATCCACGCACTTATGCCAAGCCTTGCTAAACCCGCCTTCGAGGCATATACCAACCACAGCTGGATGGGGCGCCCTATTTGGAAGGATACCGACTACAATAAGGCTATGCCCGCCTGGACCAAGGCTTATAAGTCTACGGGCGGTGTTTACGTATGGCTGGCTAAGGAGTTGAACGCACTCACGGGTGGTGACGACTACAAACAGGGATGGGTAAACATCAACCCTGCGAGGATTGAGTACCTATTCAAGGGTTACCTCGGTGGGCTCTACACAGCTGCCGATCAGATAATCAAGTCCAGCGAGACCGCCTTCGGTGATCGTGAGTTCTCGATGCGTGACGTGCCTATCCTCTCGGGCTTCCTCGACGGGGCTGACGAACGCAACGATATGCGCAATGTCAATAACACGTACTACCACTTCAAGGAAGAAGCTAAGGAGGTCCTGCGCCTGGGTAAGTCCTACGAGAGTGATCTCGAGCAAGGCAAGAGTGACTCCACGGACTACGCTAAGAAGCTCGACGAGCTGGTGAACACCAAATCGTATGAGCGTGCTCTGCTCTTCGAGGATCTCAGTAAGGAGATCGAGGAGATGCAGAAGGCCCTGAAGGAGGCTACCGATCCCAAGGAGGCAGAGGAGCTACAGGCAGAGATTGACAAACAGAAGAAGGCACTGGTGATCCAGCTGCGCCAAATGAAATAAGAGAGAAGCGAATGAATACCTACACTAAGAAGCTACGTCGGCTAAGCCAGGTTGGCGGGCAAAAGAAGATTGACTCCGTTGGATCTACAAAGCACCACGGGGAGTACAACCGAGCTATGGGCGTACTCCTCGAGGCGCGTCGTAGCTGGGACGCCATGTCACGTTTCCGAAAGGATCGCGAGCGGTGCAAGCGGTACACCTACGGGGATCAGTGGAAGGATGTCGTCAATGTGGACGGCAAGACGATGACCGAGGAGAAGTATATCATGGAGCAAGGTAGCGTACCATTGAAGAACAACCTCATCCGTCGCCTTGTGCGTAACGTCCTCGGTGCATACCTCAAGCAGACGAAAGAGCCCGTATGCGTGGCGCGAGACAGAGACGAGCAGCGACTCGGAGAGACGATGAGCACGATCCTCCAGTACAATATGCAGCTCAATAGCATGACCGAGATTGGTGCACGCTCTATGGAGGAGTTCGTCATCAGCGGGCTAACGGTCCAGCATAAGAGCTACGGGGTGCGTGAGGGTCGGCTGGACTGCTGGACGCGCATTGTCAATCCGAGCATGTTCTTCTTGGACTCCAATTCACAGGACGTACGCGGGTGGGACGTGAGTATCATTGGCGAGATCCATGATATTGACTTACAAACGCTCTTCCGAGAGTTCGCTGGAAGCCGCGAGGAGTGCGAACGCCTACGTGAGATCTACCGCTATGCACGCGACGGGGATTACGTGAGTCAATACTTTTCGGATTTCCCTGACTTCGGGTATAGTGATGCGCGTACTTACGACTTCTTCACGGGTCGCGACCCACGTCGCTGTCGTGTCATCGAGGTATGGCGCAAGGAGACGAAGGAGCGTTACTTGTGCCACGACCCCAACAACGGGGAGGTATACAAGATCGAGACGGAGGACTACGGGAAGATGGTAGAGGCTGTGAATAGAGACCGCATGGTAATGGCCGCTGAGCAGGGGATCCCCGAGGAGGATGTGCCACTAATCGAGGCGACCTGGTTTGTAGACGATTATTGGTACTTCTACTACCTCAGTCCCTTCGGTCATATCCTAAAGGAGGGAGAGACCCCATACCACCACAAGAGCCACCCCTATGTATTCAAGGCCTACCCCTTCATCGATGGGGAGATCCACTCCTTCGTCTCCGACGTCATCGACCAGCAGCGATATACGAACCGCCTCATCACGCTATACGACTGGGTAATGCGCTCGAGCGCGAAGGGGGTACTTCTTATCCCCGAGGATAGCATACCTGTCAATACGACTCCCGAGGAATTTGCGGAAGAGTGGAGTCGCTTCAACGGGGTGATCGCCTTTACCCCCAACAAGCAGGGGGTACTTCCCCAGCAGATCTCGAGCAACGCCACGAATATCGGCATCGGGGAGCTACTGAATATACAGCTCAAGCTCTTCGAAGATGTGTCAGGGGTACATGGTGCATTGCAGGGTAAGCCAGGCTTTGCGGGGATGAGCTCCAGCCTATACGCTCAGCAGACGCAGAACGCGACGAACTCGCTGGTGGATCTCATGGATAGCTTTAGTGCGTTCACGATCCAGGGGGCGTATAAGGATGTGAAGAACATTCAGCAGTTCTACGATGAGAAGCGCGTGGTGAATATCGCGGGCAACGACTCGAGCCTACTCCCCGACGACCCCCGCAAGATCCGTGATATTGAGTTCGACCTCTCTATTGCTGAGAGCTCCTCGAGCCCTGCATATCGACAGCTCGCTAATGAGTTCCTCCTCGAGGTATGGAAGGCTGGTCAGATCACGCTCAACCAGCTATTGGAGGTGGGTGACTTCCCGTTTGCAGATAAGCTCTTGCAGAGCCTCGACTCGCAGGCCGAGCAGATGAAGCAGGGCATAGCCCCCGAAGGGATAAGCCCCGAAATGCAGCAGCAGGCTATGGCTATGGCTGATCCAGCTGCAGTCGAGATGGCTCACCGAGCCCTCACGGCAAACTAAGATAAGGACGTGAAATGATTAGCCCCGTGCTCGACGTTGGTTGGGCACGGGGCTAATACTATATAGTGGCTTCGCTCACGGGCTTTGATCTCCTGCTGGCGGCCCGTCGCTGCTCTGCCGTCTTTACCTGTATGATCTTCGGCAGTGGCATTTCCTTCGTATTGGAGCTGATGTACAAGCCTATTGCGCGCGTCATCAGAAGGTCGTCATGCTTACCGAGGATAGCTCCGTATGCTCCATTCTGTTTGCGCTCGTAGGTGATATACTCATTCAGACAACGCTCGTCACGCTCGACATATAGCCCTTCTCGGATGAAAGTGATAAGCACGTCGATGATGATAGGCTTCGTATGCACGTTCGTATGGAAGCCGTACTTGCGAGGCACGGAGTCGCGTATCTCATCGGCAGACTGCGGGCGTGCATACAGGTTGTCGTACACGTCTTTGATCTGATTGAGGATGAAGTGCGAATGATCTCCATCCACTTGGCGGTTGGGGTCTTTGGTCTCGAGGGTGTTACTCTCAATGACCAGGAGGGCCTCGTCGTAGTACTTGGCGATCTGCGCAGACTTCCACGCAAGTTTGTCCATATCGATGTGCCCGTACCACTGAGCCACGACCACGGGCTTACCCCCATCCATCATAAAGAGCCTGTCGAACACACAGATGACGGAGTAGTCAGCCCCGCGGCTACGCCCCCCAATATCCACCACGACAAGGTATCTATTCGTGATGCGCTCGCCCGGGTCTATCTCGGGCTTCTCCCAAATAGTGAATAGTCCTTGGTGGTCTTCAACAAAGCGCACGCCCGTGATAGCGTCCTCGCCCGTCGATCCATTGGCCACGACGTCACCCACGAAGCGTGGAGGCTTACACGTAGGCCTCAACGCTTCCACTTGGTACATGTCGAATACGCGTTGTCCTGAATGGACGAAGGCTTCGATGTCGTCGGAGGGGAACTCAGACGCCATATCCCCGTGGTCGCTCTTGCTCTTTCGCTCCTGGATATACCAGTGTATGGCCTCAAGGGTAGCACCCTGCTCCCATAGCCACCACAGGTATTTACCTGGCTCGGCTCGGTCGCTCGCAGCATAGTCCGCCTTCCTATTCTTCCATAGCTCTGTGGCGAAGGCTTCGCGGTCGGGTATGTCAAGGCTGTACTGCTCGATCTCAAACCACGCCACGAAGAGAGCTTTGAATTGCGAGTCGCCACGACGGGCCGCATCATACTCTCGTTGGAAGAAGTTCCCCGTACCATTGGCGGTGGACTCATACACGATCATAGTGTACGGCTTGTAGAGCACCCCCGAACAAGCGGAGCGGATGATCTGCTCGGGCGTCTTTCCCTCGGTGGTCTTCCATAGACCAACCTCAGTGCAGTGCACCAGGTTGTAGTCACCACCACGCGCGCTGTCGGGAGCTTCTGCTGTCCCCAGCTTGATATTGCACGAACGCTGAGGGATGCGTCTTACGTTTCTCTCCGACCCTATGCCGATTAGCTTTGGCTCATTAGGCTTGAACGATGCCCCTATCGGGTATAGCCGCTCTATGGGGTAGGCATTAATAAGACGCTCGAACATGTTGCTCACCTCTGTGGATGCTGCTTTGACGTGACCGACGATAAGGGAGTTCAGCCCCACCTGGTGTACCAGCTGAAGCCACGCCATATATATCTGTGTGGCGGTAGACCCACCCCACTGACGCGCCTTCAATAGGATAAGGCGTATAGGAGCACCAGCAAGACGCTGACGCTCGAAAGCCTCGACGAGTTTACGCTGTGGGTGATTGAGCTTGAAGCGCACGTCAGAGCCACCCCCCTTGCGTTTGATGAACGCCTGGACCGCAGCCCAAAAGAAAAAATCATGCTTCTCTCTCAGTCGGAGGAACACCTCTACGAGTGCCTTCCTGTTCTCCTCCGTCTCCTCTCCGTACCTCTCCACAAGGAATTTGGATATGCTCCCCGCCTTGGATAGACGCTTGATGAGTGGTATATCCTTCATCGAGGTAGGCAGGTATTGCACCTCCATAGCACCGAAGTCAGAGAGGCGCAGCTCGAAACGCTCCAGCGGTGACCCTAATCCCGTGATAGGATTAAATGGTGCATGGAGGGCTTCGAGCCGTCGCTCATTCTCTTGCAGTATTCGTGCTACTTCTTCGCGCATTGGGTGAGGTATCCAGCTATGAGGCCCACGATGAAGCCCCAAAGGTGTACGAATTGATTGATGAGAGGGAATATGCAGCTAACAGCAAAGCCAACGGCAAGCCAGGTAAACCACTCGCGTTTGCGTGCCACCTTGGGAGTTACCATGCCTATCAGGGCGTAGCATGCACCTGAAAGCCCAGTCGTTGGTAAGGTGAGAATGTGCGCATCGCAGAGCCCGTACAATGTGGACACGGGGAATAGCGACGCAATGATATAGGACGCCAGCAGCTGTCGTGCGGTTACGCCCATATAGAACACCAGTGAGAGCAAGCACCAGCAGTTTACCAGCCAGTGGAAGATGGACGCATGAAAAAGCGAGTAGGTCCAACGCCCCCACCATGGGCCCGCATTGTATATCCCTACGCTTCCGTGGGGAATGGGGAGCAAATAGAGGACGAATGTAAGCAGAGCGATGGCGAGGCTTAGCGTTTTGGTCTTGTCTTGCATAGGTGCTTGGCTTCGTTAATCTTCTCGTAGGTCTTGCGATCGGATAGGTAGAGCTTGGGGGCTGGTGAGTTAACCACCCGCGTTACGGCATCTTCGAGAGATAGCCCCAAAGGGCTATTGAGAAGTAGCATTACACGCTTGTATATCTCCTCGTACATCTCCTGCGTCGAAGGCGTTTTGATAGGGCATTCACCCCCTAAGCGTATCATCTTCTGAATGACACGCACCGCCCTATCCTCTGATACGAAGAAGCGTGAGTACTCGCTGTTCTTCACATGCTGTACGACGTTCTTCATGTTTATGTAAAAGCACATCGAAGTAGCCTCTCGGTACTTCGTCAGTATCTCACAAAGCACTCGGTGCTTATACTCGTAGCACGATCTTTTGCCTGGCATAGCTCGCTCCTTTATTTTGGTATGCCTTAAAGATACGCATTAGGGGGTTCAATTCCAATATATAATACGCAATATGTCACAGCATTAGGGCGGGTGCTTTATAGATTTGCTTCATCTATAAAATTAGGCTTATGGAAATAGATGAACAGAAGGACCTTGCACCCGCAGATCCCCCTGCTGCTGAGGTGAGTAAGCGCGACCGACTCAAGGCGCGCTTGAAGGACAAATATCCCGACGACGATATGGACGACGATGAAGTCCTCGCTGGTCGTATCAACGACGACTACGACGACTACGAAGGCCAGTTAGAAGGGTACAAGGGGAGAGAGAAGGAGATCGCAGGCCTCTTTGGCCGTGACCCCCGAAGTGCGAGCTTCATCTCGCGTTGGGCTGGTGGCGAAGATCCCGCAGTCCTTCTCGTAGAAACATTCGGAACGGAGATTACCGACGCTATCGGAGACCCTGAGAAGCAGGAGCAGATCGCGGAGGCTAATCAGAAGTTCCTCGACCGCATCGCTAACTCCGAGAAGCTCGAGAAGGAGTACGAGGAAAACCTGGGTGAGTCTCTCAACGTGATTGGCAAGCTCCAGGAAGAAGGCGTACCCGACGAGGATATTGCTGCTCCAAAACATTGTCACTGACGGGGTGCGCGGGAAGTTCACACGCGAGACTATCGAAATGGCACTCAAGGCTATTGGCTACGACAACGCAGTGGCAGAGGCCGAGGAGACGGGACGCGTGGCAGGGCGCAATGAGAAGATCGATGTGAAGCTCCGTAAGCCCGAAGAAGGCGACGGCACGGCCAACCTCTCGGGAGGCGGCTCAACCCCTGAAAGACCTACACCCAACCTGGGTGCTCTTGGTGAAGCATCAACCCGCAAGAGCATTTGGGACAAGGGCAAGATGAAGAGAGTTAAGCGAGAGTAATATCAACCAACTAACCAAAAGCAAAATGAATAAGAAGCAAGTAGTAACTAACATCTCAAACCTGTGTCTGCTCCTCTTGGCAGGCATCTTCGGGGGTGGTGCTATGGCTGTCGTCGGTCCTCTTCCTGATGCAGGTAAGACTGATAGCGGTGCAGCCGTAGGCCAGGGTGGCAAGGAAATAGGCAACGAAGGTATCGCCAACCGCACCACGGGTGAGGCTGAGGGCGACCCCGACTACTATTCCAAGGCCATTGACGAGCGCATCACGAAGATCCGTCCAATGTCCACCCCTATCGACCAAATCAGCCGATACTCCGAAGCTCGCAAGATCGACAGCATGGCGGTAAAGTACCCCTCAGTAGGTACTCGTCCTATCTCGACGACCACATCCAGTCTGATGGCAGCACAGCAGGCCACCGACGCCAGCGTCAAGCTGGCGGTTGCTGACGGGAGCATGTTCACGCTCGACGATACGATCCGCGTCGTCGGTGTCAAGGGTCAGTTCGACGAAAAGGGCAACGCTTACCCCGTAGGCACTGCTCCCGACCTCGTCCTCCACGTATGTGGCCGTGACCCCAGCACCAACCAGCCCGTCGTCTATGCTGTCAATGGCGCTAAGAACGCGAAGGGTCAGCCTATCCTCGTACCACAGATCGCGCAGAATACGCGCCTCGTCCGTATGGGTAAGGCTTGTGCTGAGCTTGATGCACAGACGGGTCGCTTCAACAACGTCCCCACCTTCGAGGAGCAGTACTGCCAAAACTTCATGATCCAAATCGAGCAGTCCACGATCGACAAGATGTCTGCAAAGAACGTCAAGTGGGACTTCTCGGACCTTGAAGAAGATGGCATCTACGATATGCGCCTTGCACAGGAGAACACCTACCTCTTCGGGGTAAAGAACAAGATCGTCCACCCCTCTAAGGATGGCTCTGCCACGTGGTTCACGGGGGGTATTTGGTATCAGGCTGGTAAGGACATCGAGGTCGGTACGTACGTCGCCGCGTCAAAGCGCACCGACATCACCGATGAGCAGCTGGTAGATATCTCCAAGGACCTCTTCGTAGGTACGGGTGTCGGTAACAAGCGCAAGGTCCTCCTCTGCGGTAGCGAAATGCTCGCAGCGTTCTCGAAGATCAAGAGCGACAAGTTCCGCCTGAAGGAGTCGGTAGAGTCGTGGGATCTCCAGTTCAAGTCTTGGATCACCGACTTCGGTGAGATCATGGTCATGCATCATGAGCTCTTCGACCTGAACGGCATGAGCGACTGCGGTCTCGCTCTTGATCCCGAGTTCCTCGTCAAGAGTACCTTCCTCTCATGGCAGCGTAATATCCTCGACATGAAGGCAGCAGGTATCCGCAATACCGACGCAGCCGTCATCCAGGAGATCGCCTGCCTCTATCTCCGCTATCCAAAGGCTCACGCTCGCCTCAAACTGAAGAAGGCGTAAGCCTTAGAGTGTCCGTTGTCTTTTGTGATGTGTCTGTAAAGGACGGGGGCAGGGGCCCTTGGGTGTCTGCTCCCTCCTTTATTATTAACGAATGAAGAAACGAATGAACAAGAGATATATCTCAGGCACTTGCCTTAGCCTTAGCCTCGGCTCAGACGCTGTGTCCTATCGTCACATTGCCTTAGAGCCTCAAATGGAACGAGGTAGTGCGTACGTAACCAGCGACGAAGATGAACAGAAAGAGCTGGAGGCTCACCCCTACTTCGGGACATACTTCGAGGAAGATCCCTACTACACGGATAACTCGGAGTCAGCAGTGGAGGAAGCCAAGGTCGAAGAAGATCATGACGAGAAGAGCGAGGGCGTGGTCCTCTCCTTCTCTAACGAGTCCGACGCTAAGGAAGCCCTCGCCACCGACTATGGTGTAGCCCGCGCTAATATGAGGTCACGTAAGTCCATCGAAAAAGCAGCTGAGTCCGTAGGTGTAAAAATCAACTGGGCGGACGTCTCACCCTCTGCCACTGACGACGCTGACGGCTCAGACGATACCGACAAGGAGTAATCCTCCATGGAGTACGCTATCGAAGAATTGAAGCGGTCGGTAAGGGTGGCACTGGACGAGAACAACACCAGTGCCACCCTTACCTCTCTTGGTGACGTCGATACGCTAAGTGTCGAGGAGATCATCGAGAGTAAGCTGGAGGATGCTGCGCTCATCGTCCACCGCGATGCGCCACGCCACCTGCTGGACGTGGGGCTGCCCTTCTCGGGGACTATCCGCTGGGAGAGTGCCGTCGGCTATGGCCGTGGCGTAATGACGCTCCCTGCCGACTTCCTTCGTCTTGTCACCTTCCGTATGAGTGATTGGAGAAAGGACGTCACAGAGCCTATCTACGAAGATGACCCACGATATGCTTTACAGCTTAGTGCCTTCTCAGGCGTTCGAGGTTGCCCCGAGAAGCCCGTGGTAGCTCTTATCCAGGCTCCCGAGGGGCTGACGCTGGAGCTATACAGCTGTGAGGCTGGGGAGTCTATCCAGGTGGAAAAGGCTCGCTACCTACCTCGCCCTAAGATCCGAGAAGGTAAGCTCGCGATCTGTGAGCGTCTGCGGGAGGCCGTGGTCTACTATGCAGGGGCACTCACCGCGCTCACGCTGGGCAATGGCGAGCAGGCCAAGGCCCTAATGGAAACCAGTAAGACACTAATGGAATAATGAAAGCAAGGCTTGTGAACTTAGGCGTATTCGCTACGCTGCTTGATGTGTATTCTCGCTTCCCACAGGGAGGCGTGGAAGGCGACTATGTGGTTGTAGACGGCAAGGAGCTCTTGTGGGATAAGCACCGCCTCCGATGGGGTGACGCACCACGCAACGACGTAACGGAGCTGCGCCCTGATCCAAGCCCTTACCCAGGTATTCCAGGAGGCGGAGTAAGCTCTATTGAGCTGGCGCGTCTTCGCTCCGAGGTAGAGAGCTTACGAGATCGTGTGGGTGAGCCTAATGGCATTGCTCCGCTCGACTCCGAGGGACTGCTCCCTACTAAGCACCTGCCACCCGAGGCGAATATCGAGCACAGAATACGCACTGAGCTCAACGACAGCATCAGCCCACTTACGTCACGTGTTCTGCGTCTGCTCCAGGGTGACCCCTCTTTGCAGTGGCTCTTTGTAGAGTCTGCTACGAGTACACGACGTGTGGAGCATGTGGTCCGCTACTCGAATACATATAAGAAGCTATCCGTACCAGCTGGCGTCATTCGCCACCTCACCATGGGGATCGAAGGGGTACGCCCCGACCGACCACTCTCCGACTACAAGACGTGGGACGTGCCGGGGATTGAGGTGAATGTAGATGATGCAGTACGCAACCTCTATGTGTATGCACGATGCAGCAAGACCGACAACACGGGGACATTCGTCACCAGCGATGGCTTCAAGCCTATGGAAGGCGAGGAAGGCTACTACCACCTACTTGTCGGTATGCTTAGCTCGCTACCCAACAGAGTGTTCACACCTCTGTACGGGCTTGTGGAGATACCAGCGGCAGCTCTCCGCATCGACAAGCTCATCTCGCCTGACGGGGAGTTCGTCATAGACTTAGTACGTAAGGAGATCCGAGGGTATAAGGTATCCTTCACGGGGGGAGGTGCAAGCGGTGGTCCTGATGCCGACACCATACTCGAGGGCATCTTAGGGCAAGCTCGAAGCTACACCGACGACAAGACCAACGGACTCAAGGGCTACGTCGATACCAAGTCGGCAGGTGCTCGAAGCTACACTGACAGCAAATTCACGGAGGCGGGACGCTCCTTAGAGGATAAGGCTAATTCGGTAATCGCCAACCTCCAAGGCTATGCAGATGGCAAGGCGCAGGAAGGGAGAGAGTACACCGAGGCGCAGGTGCAGGCGTTGCGAGGTGAGCTGACGACGGGGCTCTCGGGAGTGACTGAAATGAATGCGAAGATCGAGCGCATGCAGGAGCAGCTCGACGGGAAGGTATCTAATTGGTACTTCAATGGTGCGCCCTCCGCCACTACCCCACCGACGTCGCAGTGGACGACGGAGAAGGACAAGAAGGCTCACATCGGGGACACCTTCACCTCGCTGGATAAGTCCCCAAGCCCCAACGCAGGGAAGAGCTGGAGATACACACCTTCCTATACATGGGAGGAGATCGTAGACAGCGACAGCCTGAAAGCGTTGCAGCTTGCTAAGGAGGCCAAGGCCGCTGCCGACGGCAAGACGACCACACACCTAAAAAAGCCCACATCCTACCAGGTGGGGGACAGCTGGGTGATGACAGAAGCCAACTCTATCGGAGGCGTGAACTATCCACGAGGGACTACACTCTTCGCGAAGGAGGCCTCTACGACATTCAACGCAC